ACCAGCGCCACTGGAGTAACCGCACCAAACTTCCAGACTGGCTCTGGCATTACTTACCTGCTCGTTGACCAAGAATTGATGCTTGTTACCGGGATTTCAGGAACGGTGGCCAGCGTGGTTCGCGGCGTCAACGGCACACCGGCCCAAGCGCACGTGTCTGGTGGTCAGGTTCAAATCGGTTTGCCTGCGGATTTCCCCACGCAGCAAAACATCGATTCGACCCTGCAAGTCACCACATTGACCGCTGCTGCGGATGTCCAACCCGCCATTTTCCTGGCAGGTTCGGCAGATGCAATTCCGTCCACGGTTCCCGGGTTCTACGTGGTTAAGACGGCGGGCGTCGATGCAATGACGCTGGCGGCCCCCACGGCGGCTCAGGAAGGCAACATTGTGTCAGTGTATTCCGACACGACCAATGCCCACACCATTACGGCCACTTCGTTGCTGGCAAATGGTACGGCGCTCAAGACGACCGCAACCTTTGCGGCCTTCCGCGGTGCCGGGCTCCAGTTGCGTGCTTGCAATCTGGTTTGGCACGTTCTGGCGTCCACTGCCATCACCTTCACCTAGACATGGCTGATTACCCTAAGCAGAAATGTCACCTGGGCGGCGGAGGCGGCACCATTACTGTCGTTTCCGCCGAACAGGAAAAAGCGCTCGGCGCGGAGTGGGTGGATTACATCGAATATCCTCCAGCCGCTCCGCCTGAGACTAAGAAATCCAAAAAGGTATCGGGATGACAGCCAACGACCTGATTGCATCGGCAATGCGACTGATTGGCGCTGTAGCCAGCGGAGAAGTTCCAAACGCCGCAGAGGCTTCCGATGCACTCATGGTGCTCAATCAAATGCTGGATTCCTGGGCCGCCGATCGGCTCACCGTTTTTACTATCAACATACAAACCTTTCCGCTGGTGGTGGGCAAGCAGACGTATACCATGGGTCCTGGCGGAGATTTCAATACTGCCCGACCTCCACGGATCAATGCAGTCAGCATCGTTTCCCTGAACAACCCGGCACAGCCGTTGGAATTGCCGATTGATTACTACACCGATTCGGACTGGCAAGCTATTCCCGTCAAAAGCGTAACCTCGCCACTGGCGCAAGGCGTATACGATGACGGTGCTTTCCCGTTGCGCAATCTAAGCTTCTGGCCTGTTCCCAGCGCAACAGCAAACACGATTATTTATTCATGGACTGCGCTCAGTCAGTTCTCGATCCTCACCAGCAACCTAACTTTCCCGCCTGGATATATGGAAGCCCTGCGCTACAACCTGGCACTGCGACTGATTGCGGAAATGCCCGGGGAATACAACCCGATCATGGTCAGCACCACACTGGAACTCGCTACGCAATCGCTGGCGAGGATCCGCTCGATGAATGTTCCTCTGATTGAGGCTTACATCGATGAAGTTCTGACCGAAAGCTCTGGTCGATACAATTTTTATAGCGATATGCCGGTGGGCAACAAATACTAGATGCCTCCGTTTGGATTTTGCGGGCCAAGTTATACGTCCCAATCGCCCAACGCTGACGCTCAGCAGTGCATGAATCTGTATCCTGAAGCGATTGAAAGTGGCGATGGCGCATCTCGCGTGGCGCTTTATCCAACGCCCGGCACGGTCACGCTGGTAACGCTTCCCGAAGGTCCTGTACGCGGGCAAATTGGAACATCGGGCAGGGCATTTGCCGTTGGCGGCAGCGCGTTTTGCGAAGTCTTTGCCGATGGAACCATTCACAATTACGGAACGATCGCGAACAACAGTTCGCCAGTGTCCATGGCAGCGGGCACAACGCAAATCCTGATTGCCAGCGCTGGCTTCGTGTATGTGTTCGACCTCAACACCAACATACTCACGCCCATCGATCAGGCAGTTTTGACGAATGTCAACCAAGTGGGATATTGCGACGGGTTTTTCCTGGCGCTGCTGAATAATTCCAAGACGTTTCAGGCGTCGGCGCTGCTGGATGCAACGACTTGGCCGCCTCTATCGGTAACGACTGAAAATATTTTTATCGACAATGTGCTCGCTCTGCTTGTGGATCACCGGGAAGTCTGGCTATTTGGCCTTAATCGTTCAGTGGTGTATTACGATTCCGGCGCGGCCCCTTTTCCGTTTGATGTTGTCCCTGGCGGCATGATTGAGCAAGGTATCGGAGCGCAAAATAGCCCGGTACGCCTTGATAATAGCGTTTTCTGGCTGGGCGGCGATGAACGCGGCAATATGATTGCCTGGCGCGCAAATGGCTACACCCCGCAACGAGTCAGCAATCATGCCGTGGAGTTTGCATGGCAGGGATATAAAGTCGTTTCCGACGCGGTAGGGTACAGCTATCAGGATCAGGGCCACTCGTTTTGGGTTCTCTACTTTCCCACAGCCGATAAAACGTGGGTTTACGATGTGGCCACCGGAATGTGGCACGAACGAGGGTTTTGGGACTCGATCAATGGCCGATTTGCCGCGCACCACAGTCAAAACCACTTATTTTCATTCAATAAGCACCTGGTAGGCGATCCCAAGAGCGGGAAAATCTATCAGATGTCGATTTCCTTGGTGGATGACGATGGCCAAGCCATTCGCCGCGTGCGCCGCGCGCCACATATCAGCAAAGAGCAGAAGTGGAGTTTCATTTCGCAGTTGCAAGTGTATGTGGAAAGCGGCCTCGGGCCGATTCCTCCGCTTCCCTCACCGCCAACGACCGCGCAGGGAATCAGCCAGTATCAAGTGCTCCAAGATAGCAATTTGGTGGATTGGGATGTTTATGTGGACGATAACGGCATCCTGAACAGTTCCAATGTGGGCGTACTTGGAGCTCCCACAGCGCTGTTTCTCAACGATCAGATGCTTGGCAGCACGTCCTGGCAGATTGGCATCACCATTGGCGGACTGCTGACCGCAACTTTAGTTGCCTATGACGGTTCTTATCCCACTTCGCTGACGCTTGCCAGCGTTCCCTCGAGCTTCCCGTTTTCGCTCACCGTGGTGAATGGCTTGCTGACCACTTCTCCGGGGGGCGTGACGCCTGCATTGCCCAACGTGCGCGGCCCTATCATTAATTTGCGCTGGTCAGTCGATGGCGGCCACACGTGGAGCAATGAATATCCGGCTGACATTGGACAAGCAGGGCAATACAGGAAACGGGCGATGTGGCGCAGGCTGGGCCGTTCGCGGGACAGGGTATTTGAAATCAGCTACGCGGATCCAGCACCACTGCGCATCATTGATGCCTATATTGAAGCCTCATGATCATATCCAAGTTTCCAGCCCCACCCGATCGCACTGATTACCCGCAGGCAAATAATCCGGGAAAGTTTGCGCGGCCATGGATTCAATGGTTTCAGGCCATCACCAATCAATTCAACGCCACACCGCCAACGGTTACGGGAAGCCGTGGAGGCAATGCGGCACTGGCCAGCCTTTTAACGCAACTGGCTGATGCCGGCGTGATTGTGGATGACACCACCCCGTGACCAAAGATGAAGTAATCGATCTGATTGCCGAGGAACTCTGCGCTCCTCGCGCCCTGATAAAAATGGATTCAACCCTCCGCGATTTAGCAACAGATTCCCTCGAGCTGGTTAGTTTAGCCGTGGAACTAGAGAACAGTTCGGGCGTTCTTATCGAGGATGAAGACCTGGCGAAATTCTTTACGGTGGGCGACATCGTAAAGCATTTGGAGGCGGCTTGATTCGGGAAGCGGTGCAAGAGGACGTTTCGCGCATCGTGGAAATGGGAAGCCGTTCTCTTCGTGAAGGGCCATATAGCGGAATGATTGCCGATGTACCCGCGCAATCGCAACGCCTCGCAGAACAGGTAATGAGCGCCCCCGGGGGAACTATTTTACTGTCCGATGAGGATGGGTCAGCCACCGGCCTGATTGCCTTCATTGTTTGCGCGCATCCATTTTCGGGTGAAACGGTAGCGACCGAATTGATGTGGTATGTCGAGCCCGAACATCGCCCGGGGGGAATTGGAATGCGCCTGCTTTGGGAAGCGGAAAAGCTCGCAAAGGAAAAAGGCGCACTGAAAATGCAATTCACCGCACCTACCAGTCAAATTGGCGACATCTACCGACGTTTCGGATACCGGAAAATTGAGGAAACGTTCCTAAAGGAACTCTAATGCCATTTCTTACATCAGCTTTGGTCGCGGGAGGACTTGCAGCAGCAGGCGGGATTGGCGGCTCTGCCATTGCAGCCAAAGGCGCAGGACAGGCCGCGAACGCGCAGGCGCAAGCTGCCGAACAAGCCGCGCAACTGCAACACCAGGACCAACAGGCTGCGCTGGCCTTCCAGCAGAAGCAATACGACACCGAACAGCAACAAATTGCGCCGTGGCTGCAGGCGGGCACGACCGCCATCAATCAGCTATCCGGTGACAAACTGCCAGCGTTTCAGGCGCCCACAGCAGCAACCGAACAAAACGATCCAGGCTATCAATTCCGCTTGCAGCAAGGGCAGCAAGCCCTAGAAAACTCGGCGGCGGCGCGCGGCGGATTGCTCAGCGGGAATACGGGCGAAGCGCTGACGCAGTACGGGCAGAATTACGCCTCGAACGAGTATGGCAACGTCTACAACCGGGCCATGAACGATTACAACACGAACGTCATTGCCCCCTATAACCGCCTGTCAGCGCTTGCCGGCATCGGACAGCAGGCTCAGGCCAGCAGCGCGCAGCAAGGGCAAGCCGCGGCAAACAACGTTATGGGCATTGATATGTCAGCCGGGCAGCAGCAAGGAAACTCGCTGTTGCAGGCGGGTGCAGCGCGGGCAAGTGGATACGCATCGCAAGGCAATATTTGGGGCAATGCACTCTCCGGGGCAACGAACAGCATTGGAAACGGCATACTCCTGAGCTCGTTGATGGGCAATCGTGGTGCTCCGAAGGGCAATCGTGGTGCTCCGACCGAGGCATACATTAATCCAGCGGGGTTTTAACTTATGGCTTCCAGCGTACCTCTAGCGGCTTTAAGCGTTCGCCCGATTGAACAGCCCGACATCCTCGCCAATGCAGGCCGAGCGATGCAGTTGAGCAACCTCGCGCAACAACAGAAACTCATTCCAGGGCAATTGCAGGAACAGCAGAACCAACTGCAATCGCAGAATCTCGGGATTCAGCAGCAACAGCAACAATTGAAAGATCAGCAAGCGGCCACAGCGGCATTGCAACAATGGGATGGAAAAGATGTCGAAGCCATTCCGGGCCTGATTCTGAAAAATGGCGGATCAGCGCAGGCAGTCTTCGGCGCAAAGAAACAAATCCTCGATCAGAAAACGGCCATCACCAAGCTGGATACCGACACGCTTACCAACACCGCACAGAAAAATGATTTGCTGCTGGGAAGTTTGCAGGCGGCACTCGGTGGACCGGATGAAGGATTGGGCCAACGAGTACAAGCTGCGGCGCAGGATGCCATCCAGAAAGGTCTTATCGACCCGCAGCATGCGCAAGCGATTCAGCAGTTGACCAGCCTGGATCCTGCGCAGTTGCGTAACAGCCTGTCCATCATGGAAAAGGGATTGATGGGGCAGAAGGAACAGTTTTCGCAGGCTATGGATCAGAAAAAGCAGGAAGTGGAACAGCAGAAGGCCAATTCCGCAGACTGGAAATCTGATCCTGGTGCCGGCGCACTGGTTAATGTACGCACCGGAGAAGTGAAAACGGTTGACGGCCAAATGTCGCCGCAAATGGCCGACAGCAAGTACCGCAACATTCAGATGGCTAAAACGCTACACCAACCTGTCAGTGCCGAGGATAACGCCTGGGCGAGTGCCTATGAGAAACAAAAATCATTGGTTCCCACCACCACATTCAAGTTGAATCAGGGCAGCTTCGCCAATGCTCCCCAAATTGCTCCTGGGGCTACTGGATCAGACGCGCTTTCGCAGATGGACCCCAAAATGGCGGCGATGATCAAAATGGTGGGAGATTACAAGCAGAAATCGTCTGAAATAACCGCGCGCATGCCTCCTGCAGCTAAGGCCAATTTCCTCTCCGCACTGAATGCCGCATACCCAAATTATGACGAAAACGAATTCCCGGCTCGGAACAAGATGGTCACGTCGTTTACCAGTGGACCCGAATCTAAGCCGATCAATGCGATCAATACGGCACTCAGCCATGTTGGCGTGTTGAGCGATGCCGTTGACGCCTTGAATAATGGGAACGTGCGCGTCATAAATTCATTGGCAAACCGCTTGGGCGTGGAAGTTGGCTCCACTCCAGCAGCGACATTCAAAACGATTGTACACCGCGTCGGGCCTGAACTGGCCGCAGCTTATATCCAGGGCGGTGGTGGAGAAGGCGAGCGCGGTACTACCGCTGCTGATTTCGATCCCAACTTGGCCCCGCAAACGCTTAGGAGTAATGCTGCCATCACCGTGAAATTGTTGCGCGGGAAAATTGCATCAGATGAAAATCAATGGAATACCACGATGAAGCCGGGCACGCCTGATCAGGAATTTACTAATCGGTTCCTGACTCCCGAAGCCAAAAGAGTATTGGACAAATTGTCACCGCAAGCAGGCAGCGGTGATGGAGGCCAAGTCAAAGTAACCGCACCGGACGGCTCGCAACATCTTTTCGACAACCAGGCGCAAGCCGACAAATTCAAGCAGTTGGCGGGCATCAAGTAAATGGGCGACACCATAGATTACGCCGCGCTGGCCGATCAGGCGCGCGCACATGCCACAATCGACTATGCAGCCTTGGCTGATCAGGCCCGGCAGCAATCCTCGACTTCATTTCCCGATTTAGAAGAGCAAGTAAAAAACAATCCTTTCAAGCTGCTGCAAGCGCCCTTTCAGGCGTTAGGGAATACCGCTTCCGCGGCACACGATCAACTGGCCCAAAAGATGTTGAGCGACGCGGCCAAGGGCCAAGGCGTTTCGACCACGGATTACGTGAAGCATTTCCTTTTGGGAGCCGGAGCGGACGCTTCCAACATGGTCGCCGGTGCGCTTTCGCCAAAAGGCATCGGTACAGGCATCGGTACCGCGATCGCCCCGGAAGTCATGGCTCCGGTAATGCTGACGCATGGCGCTTTGGGACTCGCGCAAAACGCCAAGGGCGCAGTGCAGGGGAACCCTGAAAGCATACAGGGAGCGCTGGGCGCGGCTTCTGAAATGGCTGGCGCAGGCGCTTTAGGTAAGCAGGTTGTGTCGGGAGAGACGCCCATCCAGCAAGTATGGCAAAAACAACGCGGGACACTGCGCCGGCTTTCTGGTGCTCTGCAAACGCCGCAAGAGGCTGCGCAACTTCCAGCGCAAGGCAAATTCGCTCCGGCATTGAATGTATCGAACCAAGACATCATCAACGAAGCGAGCCATGAGGGAATTGACCTGACTCCGGCGCAGGCTACAAGGGAACCATCGGCGCGAATTATTCAGGGAATTGGTGAGAAAACCCTGACGCCTGGAGGGCCGCAGCTACAGGATGCACTGGAAGCCAATCGTTTCAAGCTCGGGCAATCGGTTGAGAACTTTGCGCGCCGGTACGATCCGCATGCGCTGGGCGCTTCGCCCGAATCGGCAGGAGAGGCCCTGCAAAATAGCGCGAAGATCGCTATGGAAGTGGCCAAAGACAACGCCAATATCGCCTATAAACAGGCTGGAATTGATCAAGCTAACCTCGCGGGCAATGTCAGCAACCTGAAAGACTTTGCCGACAGCAAATTGAATGTACGCCAGCCGGCCGCGGCAGTGGCGCGCCCAGAGTATCAAACGCCCGCCGTTTTCAGCGCCCTCAAAGATATCCAGGGAGCGCCGGAACGCCTGGGAGCGAATCCTTCCATTCAAAGCATGCGCAACCTGCGCACCGAATTTTGGGAAAAGGGAAATGATTACAGCGGCAACATTCCCGCATCGGCCCAGGCGATCTATAAGCAGGCAGCGCAAAAAGTGGATGACGCGATTATGGCTGCGGGGAGGGGAACACCTTTCGAGCAATCTTTCCGTGATGCGAGCAGTCAGTGGCAGCAGTTGAAGTCTAAATTCGATGAGCCCGGAGAACCATTAAACCGCATCCTGCAAAAATCCGACCCAAAACAGGTAGTAACCGACATTTTGGGAAGGAAATCTGCTACCGACATTGAAAAACTCAAAGCCGAAAACATCGATCTTGGCCCATTGCAATCGCAGGTAGTGCGGGACATTGCTTCCAAGGGATTCAGGGCCAACGCGGGGAATCTAGCCGGATACCCGGACAGTTTTTTGCAGACATTATTCGGGCCGGATGGCGCGCGCGAACTGTACGTGAAGAGTGAAATCGGAAGAAGGCTGAACTTCGAGGTTAATCCATCCGGCTCAGGGCATATCTTGATCGGAAACGGACAACTGGGCTGGAATCCTATGTCCTGGGTTAAGGGGGAGGCCGCAGCGAGGGCCTCGATGCCGCGGAATCCATCGTCTTTTGTGTCACCGACTCGCCCGGCCCCTCCGTCGCTGTCGTCATTGAAGCCCGGCTCGATAAGTATCCGGGCACTGCTGGGGGCATCAACAGATGCCCAAGACGCGCAATAGCAATCAAGCAAATAGGTGGGAGAAACATTATCACGCCGTCAAAAAGGGTGACTTGTGGGTAAAAGCGAATTGACACGTAGCCATAGCACCAAAAAACTGAAAACATCAGCATCAGGCGCTTCAACATTTGTCTTAATTTTAGCATTTTCACTGCTATTGTCCGCAAATTCTTTTGCCCAAACCCCCGTGACACTGGGCCCCGTCCCCAAAGCGCAGTTTCTTGACGCGAATGGCGCACCGCTGTCAGGCGGATTGCTATTTACCTACCAGGCAGGAACCAACATCCAGCTTGCAACCTATACGGACTCAACCGGACTTGTGGCGAACTCGGATCCTGTCGTGCTCGACTCAGCCGGCCGGGCAAATGTCTGGTTTCTGGCACAGGCATATAAAATCGTCCTGCAAAACTCTTCCGGCGTAACGCAATACACGGTCGATAACTATGGCGTCCCGCCCTTCCTGAGCGGCAACAATGCTTGGACCGGGAATGAAACCCATGCGGGCACCGAAACCTTCAATGGGCCAGTCAACCTAAACAATGGCGGCTCGATGGCTGGAATCTTTTCTGGCAGCCCGACGATTTCCGGGAACTGGAATTTCACAGGAACACCGATTTTCAGCAATTCCCCGATCTTCGCGGGAAACATCACCGCTTCGCAGTTTATCTCGACCGCACCAAGCGGCACGCCTCCACTCGTAGTTTCGAGCGCCACGAAAGTGACGGATTTGAACGTAGGTTTCATCGATGATTGCTTTGTTACCGGAAGTCCTATTGCAAACGCGGTATTGCAGGCGACCAGCGGCAATCAATGCGCGTTTTCCCTGACCAATCACATCCTTGATGTTGCCAACATTAACGGCACGGTTTATCCATCGCTGGGCGCTCAGCATAGCGTACCGGTAATGACCACCGCCTCAACCAATGTCAGTTACAAGGTAGTCCCGAATTGCACGACGGCGCTTGGATTCACGCAGAGCACGGATACCTGGACGTGTACAACCACCATCCAGCAATCCACAAGTGCCGCAGGATGCGTGACCGGATCGACATCAGGAAATCCCTGCACCACCACGCTGACCTGGCCTGTGGCCTTCGCGGACACCTCCTACATCCCTGTCTGTTCGGGCGGAACAATCATCAGCGGGGAGCCGGTGATTGAAGGAGTGGAGAACCTCACGACAACTACGGTGGATGTCATCACCGTCGCCAAATCGAATGCTTCGGCGCAGTCCCAGCAAATCTACTGCATCGCCATGCACCCCTAACACCGTGCGCAGCAATAGGAGAAACATGAGAGTTTGGAAAACACTGATAATCGCAGTGCTGCTACTGCCTTGCCTGGCGAGTGCGCAAACGCATACCTTTCCCGCGCAGGACACCAACAACACTTTCACTGGCACCAACACGTTCAACGGAAACGTATCGACCAAGCTGATTCAGTACACGGTTTCCACGCTGCCGGTTAGCCCGCTGAGCGGATTGATTGTGGTGGTGACAGATGGTTTGAGCTCCTCGGATTGCACTGCCGGGGGCGGTTCTCTGCGCGCGCTTTGCACATATACGGGATCGGCATGGGTGCCGCTGGGTGGTGCTGGTGGAACGAT